AAAACTAAAGAACTTGAAAATAAAACTAAAGAACTTGAAAATAAAACTAAAGAACTTGAAAATAAAACTAAAGAACTTGAAAATAAAACTAAAGAACTTAAAAATAAAACTAAAGAACTTGAAAATAAATCTAAAGAACCTTCTATTAATTGGTGTAAGAATGATTTAATTTTATATTGTAAAAATAATTATATTACTGGATATTCCAATTTAAGTAAAATTAAATTAATTGAATTAATCCATAATAAAAACTTAATAAAAAAAGATAAATATGAAAATAAATCACCATTAAGGTATCCTGGTGGTAAATCACGTGCTTGTAAAAATCTAGATATCATTCTAAACAATAATTTTAATATTTCTGATTTTAATACTATAATTTCACCATTTTTTGGCGGTGGTTCATTTGAATTTTTTTTACAAAACAAATATAAACTAAAAATTATTGCAAATGATAAATTTACACCATTATTTAATTTTTGGTATAATGTTAAAAATAATAATAATGAATTAGTTAGTAAAATTAAATCTAATCTAAATAAAGTAGATAAAAATAAATTTATATTTTTTAGAAATCAAATTTTACATGAAAATAATATACTTTCTCAAAGTGTTATGTATTTTATTATAAATCGTTGTTCATTTTCTGGTTCTACTTTATCTGGTGGATTCTCTGAAGAATCTTCAATTAAAAGATTTACAGAATCATCGTGTGATAGAATTGAAAAATTGAATTTAGAAAATTTTGAAATATTCAATTTAGATTTCCAAGATTTTTTAGAAAAAAATAATAATAGCTTAATTTTTTTAGATCCACCATATTATTTAGAAAATAAATCTAATTTGTATGGAAATAATGGTGATATGCATGAAAATTTTGATCATATAAAATTATATAATTATATTTCAAATCAAAAAAAATGGATAATGACATATAATAATTGTGAATATATAAAAAAATTATATAACAAATTTAAAATTATTGAAACAAATTGGACTTATGGAATGAATACATCTAAAAAATCAAATGAAATTGTTATTATTGGATAAATTTATATAAAGATATATTAAACATTATTACTATAATAATGAATCTTAATGATATAATAAATAAAACAAAAAGTGAAAAGATTGACCAAGTTTCTTGGTGTAATACTTTATTAAGTATATTACGTGATAACCATTTTTGGCCTGCAATACAAATTAAAAAATATTATAATAATAACAATTTATTATTATTACATAATACTTATGAAAGAAAAGATATTAAAGATTTTAAAGAACTTTATCATGAATGTAAAAGTGTTATTTTAGATTTTAGTAATCCCGATGTTATATTACATAAAACTAATAGTATTCATGAAACTATATCTGTAGATAAATATCATTCTATTAAAAATCTAAATGATACATGTAAAATAGCATTTGATGGAACTATTTTTTATGTATATTTTATTGAAAATAATTGGTTTTTTAGCACTAACTCATGTACTAATATTAATTATTCTAAATTTAAACATAAAACTAAATCTTTTGGTAATATGTTAGATGAAACATTATGTACTTTATTAAATCAATCTGAAAATATCAGAACTAAATTTACTGATTTATTAGATACTAATATTGTATATACTTTTAGTATATTACATTTTGAAAATATTAATAATTATAATTATCAAACTATTTTTGGTGATGATTATAAAAAGTTAGTTTTTATTAATTCAAAAAAAAAATTTACTGACATTGAAGTCGATTTTAATTTACATCAATTAAATATAATAAATCCAAAAAAATATGAAAATATTGAAGAAGCTTTAAATAAAATAGATGATATATATGGTTTGATAATAAATAATAAATATAAAGTTTCTAATGATAAAATAATTTTTAAAGAAAATACAAATTACGGGTATCATAATGAATGGAGAAATATGTTATGGGTATATTTACAAAATAAAAATAATTTTCATATTAATGATTATATTAAACAATATAATTTAGAAATTGAATTACCTTTAGATCAAAATAATAATACTTTGGATCCAACATATCTTATTCATACTGTTATATCCACTATTAAAGATATTTTATTCAATCTTTATAGTACTACTACTACATATTATCAATGTTATAATCGTTTTAAAATGTCTAAAGATATTGATTCTAAATTAGCACCTATATTACAATATCATTTAGCACAATTACGGTATAAACAAATTACCATTTATAAAAATAAAACTATTTCAAATAAAGAAATATTTTATTATATTTGTCATAATAATCCTATTAAAAATTTATTAAATTTAATTGATTTTTTTGCTAAAAATCCAGGTTTTGATATGTCTCAAAAGAATTTTAATTGTTTTATAGTTTTAAATAATTTATTAAATTGACTTTTGAAAGATTACCCATCTATTAAGAAAACTAAATTCTTTTAATATTTCATTATTATCCAAATTATTTATAATATCTTTTTCTCTTTTGGATAAATCTTCATTTTTCTTTTTATTAAATGTTTCCTTAAATGTTTCTGTTTCTATTAATTTTATATTATATAACGACAATTTACTTATTAAAACATTTAAATCTACCAAATTCTCTGGTATTAATTTTCCTGTATTTTCAATAAATACATTTATTTTTCTATTATAAATTGATTTTTGATGTTTATTATAATCTTGTATTATTGCCCATACTGTTGCATTTGATACTGGATCTTTACCAATTGCTCTTCCATTATATTTTGTTAAAATATTATTTACTAAATCCTTATCCATAAATGTTAAAATTATTTTTCCATTATCTTTTATGTTTTGAACTATATTTTGTATAAAACCATTCAGTTTCTCTTCATTCTCATAAAAATAATGTAATGAAAACATACAAGATATTAAATCAAATTTATTCGGAAATGTTCTCGTATTTCTTAAATTATTAAATTCTAATTGAGGCTTTTGAAATAAATGTATTAATAATTTTTTACTTTCAATATCAATATTTTCAGAACATTTACCATTTTGTATTGATTTTGAACAATCTCCTGCTGCAAATAACATTAATTGATTATCATTTTTATAATTAGAATTTATGTATCTAGAATAAATACCAGATTTAGGATTCGTAATATTATCTAAAACATAATCTATACCTAATACATATTTAAATTTCTGATGTATCCAACGGTTTAAATCTGCACCTTGACCACAAGCTAATTCTAATAATGATTTACTTTTACTTACTATTTTTACTTTATATAAATAATCTTTTATTATATGATTATGAAATTGATTCATAGAATTTGAAATTAAATTTGCACTATTTATATTTCTTGTATAATATTTATCTTGACTTGATAAATATTTTGTTATATTTTTTTCATCTAAATCTATTTTACCACATATCATTTCTTGTGATACTTCATTTGTTATTGATCTCCAAATATTCATTGCTACAAAATAACTATTTGCCGTTTTATTTATTTCACCAGTTCCAAAATTATATATTTTATTTTTATCATGACGAATCCTTAACGGAATCCATCTTTTATTTTCTAATATTAATGGGGTCTTTATATCATATGCAAATTCTACTACTGAATTATTTACTATCTCTTCATTATTTTTTGTAAAACATTTATTATCATCTATTAATATTAAAACTTTTTGTATTTTATTTTCTATTTCAAATTCTCTCAATTCATAAAAATTTGTATTTTTTATTTTCTGTTCTGAACCATATAATTCTTCTAATCCATTTTTTACATTTATAGGTTCCATACTTGCTAAATTATATACTAAATATAATCCATATTCTTTATATTTTTTACCATCAGAATGATTTATTATATTTAATTCTTTTACGATAAAATCTATTGTATTTTGTTCTGGTGGTTTCCATTTTAATACTTTAGCCCAACTCATATTTGTAGCATTCTCTATTTCTACTGGTTTATTTGAATAAACACCAAATACTGGTATTTTTATTGGTGTAAAAATTAATCCATCTATATTATAATCATAATTTTCTGGATTATCTAATATTTTATTACATTTATCTAATATATTATCATCTTTATCTGATATTAATTGTTTCTTTACTATAACATCATGACTTATATATTGAGATATAGAATCTAAAAATAACTTCATATATGAATATCTTGAATCTTTTTTTGTATCTATTAAATAATCGGAAGTTTTCTTCTTTCCATCATAATAATAGATATCAAATATTGCAAATAAATCTTTATTATTATCTGATATACGGTTTTGACATAATATTAATTCACCATCTAATAAACAATTTTTTGAACTTGTTTTTATATTACATCCCATTACTTTTTTTGTTGAAACATCTATTAAATATACATTACTATCGTTATCAACATACATTAAAAATCTTGTTCCATCCGCTTTTTCTGTTACTGCATAATTTTCAAATATACTTGTTGAATTAAAATCATCTGCTTTTTCTAAATTAAATTTCTCTAATGTTGCGGGTTTTGGTGCTAATATTACTATATCATTTTCCAATGTTGTTTTTAATCTCTTTGATAACATTGAATTTATTAAATTTTGGTAATTTTTTAAAACTTCTTCTTGTTTATTCTTTTTTATTGGTAAAATATTATTATCTAATATAAAATGCATTTCTCTAATATAATAATCCACATCAACTATTTCTTTTTCTGAACAAACTTTAAAGATATATTTTGGATTTTTTAAATTTAAAGATATATCTTTAAATGATATATTACCTAAATCATTTACATTTAATATTTCACATTTATAACTTACATCTGATTTACTATTTTTATATATCAATTCTTTTTTCATTACAAAAATTTTTAATTCATTATTTATATCAAAATCTTTACTTTCATCTTCTATTAATTCTTCATTTTTTAATATACATGAAAAATCATATTCTGTTGTATCATTATTTTGATTTAAATCATTTTGAACTATATTTAATTTTTTTATATATTTATTTTCTGGAAGGATATCTGTCTTACGATATAAATTTATTTGTTCTTCATCTTCAATCTTATAAATTGTATTTCCTATTATTAATTCCAAATACTTATTTCTTGTATGTAACTCAAAGTTATTATTAATTAAAAATGTATGGAAATTATTAAAATAATTTATATCTCTAAAATCTTCATTTTCAAATATTATGAAATACATTTATTTTATTATATTCTTAATATCTTAAATCATTTTTTTATTTACAATAATACGGATTACTACTATTTGTATTATCTGAAATTATTGATTTTCTATAATTAAATGCTATATTTAATAAAAATGAATATAACTTACATATATTTATATTCCATTTATCTTTTGTTAAACCATCCATTATAGTAGATACACCTTTCTTTGTATATCTTATCATTAACTTTTTATCTGAAATAAAATTAAATATTTTATTTTTTATACATTCATCCTCTTCATACAAATATAATGCTTGTCTTATAAATTCTATTTGATTCAAATTTTTATCAATATTATTATTTATTTGTACTTCAATTTCTTTATTTTCTTTAATCTCTTTATTTTCTTCAATTTCTTTATTTTCTTTAATCTCTTTATTTTCTTCAATTTCTTTATTTTCTTTAATCTCTTTATTTTCTTCAATTTCTTCAATTTCTTCAATTTCTTTAATTTCTTTAATCTCTTTATTTTCTTTAATTTCTTCAATTTTTTTAATTTCTTCAATTTTTTTAATTTCTTTAACTATTGGAACATTAATTTCTGATATCTTAAAATCTTTTAAAATTTTTTTATTTATTGATTTTTCTATTAAGTTATTCTTAATATTTGGAAAAATTAAATAACAAGAACTTTTTTGATCAATACTTTTACGTAATAATTCCATGATTATTTATTATTATTATCTAACTTTTATATGGTATATCATATTCTAATTCATCAAATATATTATTTGATATACAATTATTTGTTTTTATTAATTTTTTCTTCAAAATATAAAACTTCATCGTAGAACTTATTTTATTCTTTACAACTACATTCTCACCATTTTGTTCAATTAATTCATTTTCTATTAATGTTTCTTCTATAATATTTGCTTTATTATCATTTTCTAAAGAATCTTTTATAACATTTTTTGTATTTTCAAATTCATTCATATTTTTTTTCAATTTTTTACAATAGATAATATAATTATATAAATTATCAATAATTTTGTTATCTAATTTTTTTAAATCTATAAAAATACCATTAATATTTTTAGAATAATTAGAATTTGATTTTTTTATTATATTGAATATTTCAGAGTTTTCTAATAATGACATTTTTTCAATTTCATTTTTAATTATTTTTATTTTATCCATTTAATTTTTAATTATTAACTATTTTTTATATATCATCATTATCATCTTCTTCATCATCAACACCATTATCACTATAATTACTATCATCTTCTTCTTCATCATCAACATCATCATCACCATCATCATTATCATCTTCTTTTGTTCCTGTTAAATCTATAATAACATCATCTTCTTCTTGTTCATCTTCTATATCATTTTCATGATCATTATCAATATCATTATCATATTCATATGTATTTGATATTTTTACTAAATCTTCTACAATACCATCACCACCTTCGATTAATTCTTCTTTATTTGGATTATTTATTATCATACCTATTATTGTTATTTTATTATCATTAAAATGTAATCTTTTTCTACATACTTTTAAATAAACTTCATCACCATTCTTAATATTTTCTATATCATATTCATGTTTAATACCTGCTGTTAAACGTGGAATTATTGCCTCTATTATTACATTACCATTATCTGTTATTTCTGCTTTAAAACCAGCATTATTATTTGATACTATTTTTCCAAATAATATTTGATCTATTGATGGATTACATATAGATGCATAACATATTGCTTTATAATTAAAACAACTATTAAAATGTTCTTTCATCGCAATACCATATGATCTTTTTATTATTTCAATACTATCTTGTTTTATATAACCAAATTTTGTTATTTTTTGTTCATATTTATCTTTAATTTTTTCTAATATTGCATCATCTATACTTTTATCAATATTTAAAATTGATAAGTTTATTAAAGTTGTTATTTTATATTTTTTAAATAGGTTCATTTAATATTTATTAATATTATTTATTCATTTTTATATATGGTATTATTTTTAAATTACCATTTTGATTAAATTTTTTCGCAATTTCAATACACATATCTTTTTTATTATCTAATATTTCACCATCCAGTAACTTTATTAACTCTTCTTTTCTTTGAGTTTCACAATTTGTTCCTAAATTATTTTCACGTATTATTGTAAAAATTAAACTATCTTTTTTCTTATTTAAACCAATTTTACCATACAATTTTATATTATTCACTTCTTGATTTTTAAATTTATACTTTTCTTTATCTATTATTTCACCATCTAAATTCTTTAACTCTAAATTATTAAACAAATCAAAATAATAATCTTCTACTATTATATTATAAGATTTAAGTATCTTTAAAATTTTATTATATTTTTCTTTATTACTTAAAATTATACTTACAATATTATTCCAATTTTTATTATTAATAAACATCAATAAATTATACAATAAATTAAATTCTATTTTTTCATTCATTAATTTATTTAATTTATCTTCCAAATTTTCATCTACTTTCAATTCTTTAGTATTAATTAAAGGTAATATAAATTCTACCTGTTTTATATTATCCTTATTTTCTACTTTTTGAATTCCATTATTATTCCAATATAATATAAAATTATCAATTCTATTTGGATATATTATATTTTTTATTGCTAAATCTAAATATCTAGTTTCCGTAAATTTTAATCTTTTTTTTATCTCATCATACTCTAAAAATAATTCTTTTTTCATAATATCTATTAACATTATCATTAATCTATTTACTATTAACATATTTTCACTTCTTACATTTCTTTCATCTAATTTAAAATTACTTTTCTTATATTCTTTATCATCACCTATATAATATTCTATATTATCATTTTGAGATGTTACTAATTTTATTGGATTTATTTTATTAAACAATCTTCTCGGAAAAATATTTAGTTTCTCATTTATTATATTATCTAAACTATTTTCTTCAATTAATTTAATAATATATTGACTTTTCTTAAATTTTTCTTTTGCTATTTTTAATATATGTAAATCTGGTGAGTATTCTTCATTATTTGTAAAAATACCATAATATGTAAATATATTAATATTTCTAGATTCAATAGGTAATTTAATATGACTACATCTACGAAAACCTCTCCCTATTATTTGTTCATTTCTATTAAAATGATACCATGGATCTAATATATGAATCTCTCTTACATTCATAAATGATAAACCTTCACTTGCTTTTTTTGTTATTAAAATTATTTTTAATAATTCACCATCTAAATTTTCATCTGAATTTACTATATTTAAAATATTTTCAATATTTTTTTCATTACCTACATCTGAAAATAATTCTTGACTAGAACTTGTTATAACTGCATATTTCTTATTATTACTTTTAATTTTATGATCTAATAAATTAGATGTTTTATTTTTATCTATAAATCTTGAATAACCCATATGTTCTAATGCAATAGCCATTGGGAATATTCCATGTTCTATAAATTGAGAATATATTATTACAATTCCTTTTGAATTTTTTAAATATGAACATATTTTTTCTATCTTTGGTGCATAATTATTTATATTTTTTTCTGATAAAATCTCTATATTTTTATATTTAAATTTATTATTGTTTTTTGTAAAAATTTTATTATATTTATTATTATCTTTATTATATATAATATTACTTACAGATGTTGAATGTATCAAATTATTCTTAATAGTATTTTTTTTTATATAACTTAATTGATCTGGATTTAATTCTACTTTTATTATACCATCTGGTGTATCATCACCTTTAGTTGCATCTATATGTCTTAATCTTATTGGATATACAAATGGATTCTTACTATTTATATATGATACATATGATTTTGATATTTTTGCTATATTTTCATTATCTATTTTTTTTATTTCTGGTTTTTTATCATTCAAAAGTAATAAATTAAATAAATCAATAATTTCATTAGGTTCATTATACATTGGAGTTCCAGACATTAATATTAAACGATTATTTTTACCGTTTTTAATAGCATCTTTAATATTTTTAAAACTATCTTTTAATTTTCTTTTTTCATCATTATCTAAATCTAATTCTTCTGGATTTCTTAAATTATGAACTTCATCTATTATTATTGTTTTATTATTTATATTTTTTACTGTTTGAATATATTTAATAAAATTATAATATGTTAAAATATTATATCTTTTATTTATCAAATTATTTAATTTGGATTTTTTAGTTTCTTCATTATAATTCATTAACATAGATTTATAAATGTTTTCTGTACATTGATTTACATTATCATATAATAAATTATAAATTGTATTTTTAAAATTATTTATTAATGTTGTTGGTAATATTACTAATATAGGCGGTTCTTCTTCATTATTATTATATCCTAATAACATTGATTCTGCTATTGATACTGCTGCACATGTTTTTCCAGTTCCAACTGTATAATATAACATTAAACTACGATATGGTGTTTTTTGAGATATATATTGACTTACAAAATATTGAAAATATGCCTTATTAAATTGATCTTTTGGACAACTTTCTATCATCTTTTTATTAAAATCATCAATATCTAACACTTCTTTTAATTCTAATTCTTTATATATTTCAAATTCTTTCATACTTGCTATTTTTATATCAAAATCTTCATCATTATTATCTGGATAATAATTATTATCTAATTTTAATGAACTTGAACTACTTGATATACTTGATGTACTTGATATACTAGAACTACTTGATTCACTTTTTGATTCTTCTTTTAATTCTTTTTTCATATATTTTGAACAATCTGATAATAATTGTTTATATATACTATGCTTACTTTCTTTTTTTATTTTATAATCTGTTCTCGGATTCCTATTTGGTGTTTTAAACCATTTTAAACATTCTTCTTTAGTAAATTGCTTAACCATTACTTATATACTTTTTTAAATTATTATAAATATTTTTAAATATTTCAATTCTTTCAATATTATGTGAATTTAAATGTTTAATAACATCATTATAATTCATCCATTTTATTGCTCTTATTTCTCTAATTTGTTGCATACATTGTTTATTAAATTTTGGTATTTCAATATTACCTACAAAATTTGCTATATAATAAGTATGTTTATAAAGAATTTTATTTGTTCCAAAAAATATTTCATTATATGGATTATTATAATCCAATATCTTTATGTCTTCTGCTTTAAATTGAGTTTCTTCTGTAAATTCTCTTAATGAACATTCAATATCTTTTTCATTTTGTTTTTTACGACCTTTAGGAAATCCCCATTCTGGTTCATTTATTGATCTAACATTGTTAGATAATATTTCTTTTAGAATATTTCTTTGCATCAAAGAATCAAAATTTGTTTTTGCATCTATATATTCTTTTGTATTTTTGTTATTTGATTGAAACCATATTTTTTCCCAAATAATATCAAAATTATTACAATCTAATATTTGTTGTTCATCTTTAGTCATAGATTGTATTAATTTATTAATTTTAGGAATATCCATAGATTTATAATTGCCTTTAATAAATTCCATAAATGATAAACTGTTTTTACGTTGTATCATTAAAAAATGTAATTCCTTATTAATTACGACATAACAAATTATTCCATAACTACTTATAGGATATGGACATTCACGATATGTATGACCAATACTATTACAATTTTTACATATAGTTTCATTTTTTTTAGACATATAATTATATTTTATAATTAATTTTTATATCTTAATTTTATAAATGGAACCTAAAAATTGGGGAAATTATGGTTGGGGATTTATACATAGTATTGCATTAGGATTTCCTGAAAATCCTACATATATGACTAAAAATGAATATAGAATATTTTTTGAATCTATTGGAACTGTATTACCTTGTTTAGATTGTGCAAAACACTACAAAGATTATTTATTAAATAAACCACCTATATTAATTAGTAAAGATTCATTATTTAAATGGACCGTCGATATACATAATAGTGTTAATAAACGATTAGATAAAGAAACTATTACATATCAACAAGCTTATGATATTTGGTTAAATAAACCAATTGAGAAAAAAAAGACAAAATTAAATTACTTTTATTTTGTTTTAATAATAATTTTGGTGTTTATTTTAATATTTCTTTTATTGAAAGTTGGAAAATTCTTCACCTGAAAAACCAAATATTTCATTATTATTCATCGCTGGTTCATGTTCATGACCTTTTAGTTCTAACATTTCTTTTGCTTGTTGAGTTTCTGGAACATCATCTATTATATCCTTTGCAATTGTATTTGATTCATCTTCATTTACTACGGGTTTTACACTTTTTGATACTGCACCATTATATGTTAATAATGATGAAATTGAAGAGAATACAACAATTACACTTATAATTATAATTACAAATGCAATTATCCATCCATACCACCAACATAAAGAACCTTCAGTTGTTTTACCAGAAACACATGTTAAATCAAATAAACCTAACACAACAGAAGGAACACTAAATAAAAATACACTTAATATAATCATAAATCTTTCAGATAATGAAAATTCATTTTGATTAAATAATACTGATAAAGTTATCGCAATAAATGCTATTAATATAGCAATACCCGCAAATTTTGATTGTTTAGTACCTATTAAAAGGTTTGATAATGTTTTGCCGATATCCATTTTGTTTAAATAAATAACAGAAAAAAAATATATAAAGATATATAATTAATTATATATATATATTATTTTTATTAATAATGGGTATTCCATTTTATTATTCTGATTTAATCAAAAAATATCCAGATATTAAAATTAAACCTAATAAAATTGATATTCTATTTTTTGATTATAATGGTTTAATTCATCCTGTTGCACATGATACAGTTTGTAAAAATACCCATGAAAATATTTTCTTTAATTTATTATGGAAAAAAACTATGGATTTAGTTGATAATGTTAAACCTAATTTAACTAAAATTTATATTGATGGGGTTGCACCATTAGCCAAAATTAATCAACAAAGAAAAAGAAGATATATATCTGAAAAAAATACTGTTTGGGATACTAATGCTATTACATGTGGAACACCCTTTATGATTAAACTTGTTAATTATATCTCTAAAAAACATATTTATGTTGATACTATCTTCAATCCCGGAGAAGGAGAACATAAAATTATTGATTATATACATAATGATTCTAATTTTAATAATATTTATATGATTCACGGTTTAGATGCCGATCTTATCTTATTATCATTAATGTCCAATAAAGCTAATAATATCTATTTAATGAGAGAACAAGATAATAATATTACTTATATTAGTATTGGTAAAATTAAACATTATATTGAATTAGAATGGGGTAATATCTTTAGTCCAGATGCAGATATTATTAAGTCTTATTGTGTTATGTTATCTATATTAGGTAATGATTTTATACCACATTTATTAACATTAAAAATTAATAATAATGGTATTAATATTTTAAAAAATGTTTGTAATAATACATCTTTAATTTCTAAAGATAATGAAGAAACTATAAATAAAGATCAATTACAAATTATATTTAAAAAACTTATTTATTATGAAGATAAAATAATGACTAATAAAAATTGGCGTAAAGATTATTATAATAATGAGGTTTATATTAATAATGTTCCACTTTCATGTTCATTATATTTAGATGGTATATATTGGACTTATAATTATTATAATAAAAATATTAATAAAATTGATCATGATTGGTATTATCCATTTTTAGGACCACCTACAATCGCTGATATTGCCAATAATATTATTACATATAATTATAAACCTAATTTTGATAATACATTTATCAATATGGCTGAACAACTTCTTACTGTTATACCTAAAAAAAGTATCGATATCTTACCAGATAATCTTAAAAAATATATGTTAGATAAATCATATGGACTCGAATATATATTCGTCTCTGAATTTAAACTTATCAAATTTCTTAAAAAATTTGAATGGGAATATACACCTTATTTACCATTAATTGATATACATCATATACGCAAAATACTCACCATCAATCAAGATCTTTGATTATTTAAAATACGATTTATCAAATCCGTTTTTGTTCCATCTACTTGATATCCTAAGTTTCCACAATACTCTTTTAATTGTTCCACTGACATTTTTGATAATTTAGATTTACTTAACGTTGTTTCATCTACACTTGATTTTGAAACAACATCAGATACTTCTGTTAATTCTGTTATTGTATCCGGTATTAATTCCTCAATATTTACAACTGGTTCTACATCTGGTTCTTCATCTGGTTCTTCTATTATTTCTATTTTTTCATCTTTATTATCAAATACTTGTGATAATATATCTTCTGCTAATTTATTTGAATTTACATCTTTTTCTTTATTTAATAATTGAGTTGCAAATGTTGTTTCCAATTTATAAAACGAACTTTCTAATTGTGCTATTTTTTTCCATAAATATATTATTACTACATATATTATTGCAAATACAATTATATAAAATAATATATCTAATCTACTTAATATATTGTTTATTGATATCATTTACAATATTTTTAGAAATTCTATTCTTCATTTCAATCGCACTTTGAATTAATCTATCTGGAAACATCTCTCTACCTAATAATTCTAATGCTATACATTGTTTTGAATACTTATTTCTTATTCTATATGGAAATTTAAAACTAAACTCATCTTGTTTATTTTCTATTGCTTCCATTGATAAATTTCTAAAATCTTTATTATATTTATATCCCAAATTTATTAATGAATGATAATGAGTTGTTACTATTATTTTTGCATTCTTATAATTATTATTTATATATTCACATACCGCATATGCCGTCGATTGACCCTCTATTGGAGGCGTTGAATGCATCGGTTCATCCATTACAAATAATATCTCTAACTTTTTATTTTTTTCCGCTTCATCTAACAAGTTTTTACAATATTTTATTTCCGTCTCAAAAAATGATCTCGTACCTACTTCATCAGATACCCTCATAAATGTCTGGATTATATTATATACCTTCGTCTTCATACTATAACACATCGCTATCCCAAATGTTTGACTTAAAATTACATTTAATACTATATTTTTTACATATGTTGTTTTACCACCGGCATTTGGACCTGTTATTATCATATGTTTATCTAATTTTACTGGATTTGATATTTGATTATTATCTAATAAAGGAGTCTTCATATCACATATTATTGTTTCACTATTATTATCATAATTTACTAAACACCAATCTTTTCTTTTATATAATTTTTGAATTACATTTGCTATATCCAAATAATTTATACATTCTATTATTGTATTCATTCTATATTTATAATTTGATCTATCTATCCAAAAATTATAAACATCTGTCAAATCACCATTTATTATAAATGTCTTATCATAATATAATTCCTTTTTTAAACATTTCCAATATTCATCTGGAATATTTAAAAATAACTTTGAACATACATTTACAAATGATTTTACATTCATTATTTTTATACATAAATTATTCCTATAACGATGCAAACTCATACTTAAATCTATTACTTGCCATAATCCATACACATACAAAAATCCATATATTAAAAAAGATATCCATTTCATTAAAGAACTTTTTAAATTACTATATGATGATGATACTATCATCTTTAATGACTTCCATATTATTGATATATATTTTGTAAATGTAAATTTTAATTTTAATACTTTTGTTAAATAATAATATGGACCTAATATTATACTTATCGGTGATATAAATTGTATTAAAGGAACTGAATAAATACGATATAAATGAAATAATTCTATCGTTGGATATGTATAGTTTATTATACAATTATACCAATTATTTAAAAATAATATTTTCATAAATTCATTATCACTTGATTCTTCTTTATCATTCATTTTTAAAAAGTACTTTACATCATCTTCAAACGTTTTTAAATATAATAATTGATTTGTTATATCTGGCATATTTATACATTTTTGTCTTTGTTTTAATTCATTTATATCATCTATCGGATTTTTTATCAATTCTTTTATTTTATCTCTTGAACTATCTAATATTGGTTCTTTTTCTATCCAAACATCTATTAAAGTGTCTTTATATACATCTTCACTTATTTTAACTTTCATTATATTTTTAATTAAGATTATTCTAATGTTAATATAAACACATTATATAAACATATTATTTATATATATTATTAATATGCAAGATATAGTTATTTTTTTAAATAATACCATTTATAAACTTAAAAAACAACCTTATGAAACAGATTCTGATTCATATGAACGTTTATGGTGGTTAATTAACAATAAAAAAGATCTTAATAATTTTAAAGATATTAGTGATTCAATTAAGATAATTAATATGAAAAAAGGTATGTCATATTATAATAAATGATAGACATTAAAATTATTATTATAGTATCTTTAATTATATTTGCTATTTTTGTTTTACTTTATAAAAAACCTGTTAAGAAACCCCTAGTTAAAAAACAAGTTAAACCCATTTTAAAAAATGCACATCAATCTATTGATTCTAAAAAAAATGTTAAATTCTATGATGTTAGAATGTCACAACTTTCTAATGATATAGAAACTACTAAAAATCAAACACCTACTGATGAATTATTAGACATGTATCCACCAATTAGAGAAAATGTTCCAACAGATAAAATATTATTAGAAGGTAGAAGTCAAAATGAACCTTTAAGATGGAATATTTAATCATAAAAAAATCACTCTTTAAAATGATCTCTCCAGAAAGTGATCGCTCTGTGAAAATAATCATGCTTAAAAAGATCTTTCTGTAAAAATAATCACTCTTAAAAAGATGTTTCCTAAATTATTTTTATAAAATTATTTAAATAAAATAATTTTTAAATAATTAAGATAAAAAATCACTCTTAAAAAGATCTTTCTGTAAAAAGATCTCTCTTAAAAAGATCTTTCTGTGAAAAAGATCTTTCTGTAAAAATAATCACTCTTAAAAAGATCTTTCTGTGAAAAGTGATCACTCCTAAAAAAGATCTTTCTGTGAAAAGTGATCACTCTTAAAAAAGATCACTCTGTGAAAAGTGATCACTCTTAAAAGATCTTTCTGTAAAAAAGATCTTTCTGTAAAAAAGATCTTTCTGTAAAAAAGATCTTTCTGTAAAAAAGATCTTTCTGTGAAAAAGATCACTCTTAAAAAGATCACACTTAAAAAAGATCACTCTTAAAAAGATCTCTCTTAAAAAGATCTTTCTGTAAAAAGATCACTCTTAAAAAGATTTTTTTATAAATATAAAATAATTTTTATAAATTAAAATTATTTAAATAAAATATTTTTTAAATTATAAAATATTTTTTAAATCTTAAAAAGATCTTTCTGTAAAATGATCACTCCTAAAAAAAGATCTTTCTGTAAAAATGATCACTCCTAAAAAAAGATCTTTCTGTAAAATGATCACTCCTAAAAAAAGATCTTTCTGTAAAAATGATCACTCTCTAAAAAGATCTTTCTGTAAAAATGATCACTCTCTAAAAAGATCTTTTTATAAATTAAAATTATTTTTATAAATTAAAATTATTTAAATATAATATTTTTTAAATTATAAAATATTTTTTAAATCTTAAAAAGATCTTTCTGTAAAATGATCACTCCTAAAAAAGATCTTTCTGTAAAAAGTGATCACTCCTAAAAAAGATCTTTCTGTAAAATGATCACTCCTAAAAAAAGATCTTTCTGTAAAAATGATCACTCCTAAAAAAGATCTTTCTGTAAAATGATCACTCCTAAAAAAAGATCTTTCTGTAAAAATGATCACTCCTAAAAAAGATCTTTCTGTAAAAAGATCACTCTTAAAAAGATTTTTTTATAAATATAAAATAATTTTTATAAATTAAAATTATTTAAATAAAATATTTTTTAAATTATAAAATATTTTTTAAATCTTAAAAAGATCTTTCTGTAAAATGATCACTCCTAAAAAAAGATCTTTCTGTAAAAATGATCACTCCTAAAAAAAGATCTTTCTGTAAAATGATCACTCCTAAAAAAAGATCTTTCTGTAAAAATGATCACTCTCTAAAAAGATCTTTCTGTAAAAATGATCACTCTCTAAAAAGATCTTTTTATAAATTAAAATTATTTTTATAAATTAAAATTATTTAAATATAATATTTTTTAAATTATAAAATATTTTTTAAATCTTAAAAAGATCTTTCTGTAAAAAAGATCACTCTTAAAAAAGATCTCTCTGTAAAAAAGATCACTCTTAAAAAAGATCACTCTGTGAAAAGTGATCACTCTTAAAAAAGATCTTTCTGTAAAAAAGATCACTCTTAAAAAAGATCACTCTGAAAAAGATCACTTTGTGAAAAGTGATCACTCTTAAAAAGATCACTCTGAAAAAAGATCACTCTTAAAAAGATCACTCTGAAAAAAGATCACTCTGTGAAAAAAGATCACTCTTAAAAAGATCACTCTGAAAAAGATCACTCTGAAAAAGATCACTTTTAAAAAAGATCTTTCTTAAATATTTTTTAAAATATAAAATTCTTTTTAAATATAAAATTATCTTTATAAAATATTTTTTTAAAATTTAAAAAATATCTTTCTGGAAAAAAGATCTTTCTGTGAAAAGTGATCACTCTTAAAAAGATCTTTCTGTAAAAAAGATCTCTGTAAAAAGTGATCACTCTGTGAAAAATAATCACACTTAAAAAGATCTTTTTATAAATATAAAAGTTTTTTTAAAGCTTATAAAAATCCCCTAAAAAAAAAATATAAA